TTACATAAAGTTTTTAGGCCAAGGATTCTCCGCTTTAATTTTTTCGACCGCAGCATCAGCTTGGCTTTCTAATGCTTGAGCTAACTCTAGATTACCTTGTCGTTTTTCTCTGTCAGACTCAAAATAAAGAGGATCACTTATCTGTGAGTATAAATAACGCCGATTGGTATCGACCTTGTTATACTCTGCCATGTGCTGATTACTGATATTCGTTACCCACGCATCATTAATCCATTCATCATATAGCGTTTCTGGTTCAAAAAGAGTCCAATCATCCGTTATAGAGCCAAGTTCACTTACTTGCTTTGATTGAGAGCAGTCAGATTTTAGCCAAATCGTTTTACCTCGATGGTCGTCCATATACTGCGTAGCGTGAGGTTTTCCATGTTCGTCAATTTCACAAACTACCACCACGTTATTTGCTTTCACTGGTAAGGGGTGAACCGTCAATGCTGTCGATGGATACTCTGCCATCATCGAACCATTAAAGACGGAAATAGCAGTGTGATTAACAATGCGTGTTTCTTTATCCCACAAAAAATAATGTTCAACCATTATATTGCAACTCCTTTCCATTCAATTAATGTAACAGGTTGATTTTGATTCGCAGTTGGTACCACTCTTGACGCATCAAAGTTAATTGCCGGAGCTACATTACCTGCACCCTCCATTGTAGTTGCGTTAGCTCTCTGGCTTTCTCCGCCCCATCTATCCATTGCTCCACCTGCACCGCTAAACATCCAACCATTATTAGTTGCAAAGTTAGCTGTAATGTTTCTTATTGCGTCTTCATGAGTTTGACCCGGAACATAATTTGAGCCATTAGCCGCGCGTAGATAGCGTCCTGTAGCGGGCTTCATTCTGATAGAACTAGAAACCAAATCAGGTTTAAAAACCAAATCAGGTCTAGCAGCAGCCAATCGATGATAGACGACTGCTGGTAATTCTTGTTCGTTATCTAATATGACATCTTCGGGAAGTTCGGCCCCTCCCCACCAAACCGTCTCACCAGGGCGTGAACCGTTGAATGGAGACCAGTACCACGGCTTAGTGGTTTCTGACCAGCCAGAGCGACGATTAGCTGTATTTAAGGGATCTTTACCAGCTAGGGACTCGACATTGGAATACCATTGCCAATAGGAAACTTCGCCAGTCTCCGCGGATTGTGTAAAACAAATCTCTCCTAACTTGTATAAACGCTCTGGATTGTAGAGCTGAAATTGCTGCGTATCTCGAAGCTTTTTAGGCGTCACAATCGTATTGTCACTGACACCTTCGAGTACTTGCGCTTTAGTCGCTACTCGCGCAATCCCTGCTTCAAGCTCGCTAGCAATCTGCATAATTGGAGTGATAGTGATACTGACGGCTGAGGCATTATACAAATCAAGGTAACACTCGATTTCAATCTGAACATGCTCAGAGCCATCTTCTGGGATAGTCGTTGCTGGATAAGAGCTATAGACAATCAGATTGCCAGCCGCATCATGTAGGCCAAATTCGAAGATGGAGTTTCCTTTCCAGCGCTTAGCATCAACATAAACAATGGCGTTAATCCAGGTCTCTTGTGTATTGCCTTCATTGATAACCTGACGACCAAACTCATGCACAAGCTCAGTAAAGTCAGGGTTAGGCTCTACATATGTATGATTACTGTCACCAAGTGACATCTCGGCAATCGTGATCTTATTACCGCTTTGATAGGCTTCATCGAGAAGTCGCTTACCTAGATTGGTTAATACTGCCGTGGTCATTTGATTAGATGCCACAGCTTTGTTGGATGCATTTTCTGCCATAACTAAACCTTGTTTGTTATTGTCATTCGATTTCGAATGATGGTTTGGGCCGCATAGTAAACACCACCCTGTGATGTCGGATTTTGAGGCCAGTTGCGCGTGGTCACTCGCTGCCTTGCACGACAATGAGCAACGGGATAAATACCGCCCGTTACCGCATCATTTTTCACAACCAACGACCATGTTTGAGAGCCTTGTTTGTTACTCTCAATTAAACGAACAATATTGGTGTAATCTTGCTGATCAAATCCACCGCCTTGCTTTTGCTCTACAGCAATTGAAAATGTACCAGGCTGACCTTGAGGGATAGCTTGATGCCAAATCTCTAGATGGGAGTTATAACCCACCAAATCTAAAGCGCGCTTAACCGCCCAAACAGTGCCTTTGTACTTAAACAGCACGAGACCATCAGCAACCACTTGCCGCTTTTTTTCAATGCTCCACGTATCATCCCAGATATCGACACGGAACCACCATGCAAGCCAAGGAAGATAGGATTCATGCACACTGGCGATATCAAGAACTTGAAGCCCTCTGATCGATTCACGCAGTGAATTCATTTCTTCTTGGGATAGCTCACTTAGCGCTCTGTATCGAATATCTTTTCTTAAAATTGACGGAAGCATAAACACCTCATCGGTTGATGATGGATATTGTAGAAAATCTCCTCTTAGCTAATTCCAACAGGCAAAATTCAAGGTAAATAAAGGAGAAGATTCAGGCGTCCAAAAACCAAACTGAGAGCCAACATGAAAGAATCAACCAATGAAAAAGCGACTGATACAGAACAAAAAACATTCACCTCTAAAGAAATACTACGCTGCATCAATGAGCATGGTATTTGCCCTTTGAACACACCAATTAAGATGGGCGACATCACGTTAACAGGCGCACGACGCGTTCGACGTGCGGTAGTCAATGACCGCATAGAAGCCGTTCGATTCTCGATGGATCAATATGCAATAGAACTGCCCGATGCCATTGCCACGTTTGTTGCTAGTCGTGTCTTAGTCTTCGGTCAGTTTCATCATGAGACCAACGATAAAGGCGAAATCACTCAATGCTCATTAACGAGTGAAATGGAAGTTCCCGTTGATACATTGATTTATTCTGATTTTTCTGAGTATGTGAATTTGAGCTACTTAATGGGAAAGAATTAAACTTCTGCAAGATGAAAACGCGACTCTTTGATGAAGCCTTTCGCTTGCTGTCTAATCGTCAATCTGGGGTTATCTCAGCAAGCGAATTAATGAAGTTAAACTGGGGTCAATTCACTTATCTAATCAAGGTCTATAACGATGAGCGTAAAAAAAAGTAACTCTGGTTACGCACTTGAGTTAGTGGTTGGTGTTCAAGATCTGTTTAGCGCAGGCAAGAAAAAAATAGAGAAAGAATCAAGAGAACTTGACCGTGAATTTAAAGAGCTTCAAAAGACGGTCAATAATGTCAGCGCGTATCAAAAGGCAGAGGGGGCATTAAACAAGCTCAGCAAAGTTGAAACCGATCATATCAACAAATTGAGAGAGCAGAAAAAAGCGCTTGAGGCGCTGACTCGTGCAGAAAAGCGAGACGAGAAAGCAATTGAAGCGTTCAAAGATGACATCGAAGCGATGACGATAGCAGGAAAAAAACACGCTCAAGCGACTCGCGCCCAAGAGCGTGAATTTAACAGGTTGTCACGCTCTCTCAAAGATACCGGCATTGATTTATCCGATGTAATAAATGAAGAGCGACGCCTAAAAACGGAAGTTGATAAAACCACCGCAGCATTGAAAAAACAATCCACAACCATGAATGCGATGGATAACTCCATGAAGACGATGGAGAACGTAGGAATGATTGCTGGCGGCGTTGCAGCAACAGGTGGTCTTATTTGGGCAGGCAATAGTAAGCAGAAGAACGAGCGATTGCTTGCCAATCAAACTGGCAAAAGTCTGGAGGATATCCAATCCATAAAAGAAAGAGAATTTCGATCCGAGTTACAGCGTAAATACGGTGTCAGTGATGCGGATATGTTCGAATCACTGGCTATCGCAGAGCAACAAAATTTATCAAAACAAGAGACTCAAGATTTAGCCTCTGCCGCAATTGAGTATAAAACCATCTTTCCTGAAACCGATATCAATATGTTCAATCAAGCGGTGGCGAACGCCTCCAAATCGTTTGGAGTAAGCATCCAAGAAGCGGCAAACGGGATTTATAACGTTACGAGTCAAGTCGGCGATAGAGACGGCGATATGCTAACCAACTACAAAGAGTATACTCCTCTGATTGGCGACAATATGAGCTTTGACCAGTTGAACGCTTCAATTATCGCAGCCAAAAAAGCGGGCGTGTATAACGCTGATGTCGTCTTTGATAGCCTTAAAGAGTCCTTTCAGGCCCGTTTTAGTGACCCAGATGAATTCGCAAAACTCGTAGGAAGTAGCACCCAAGCAGGTAGCATTGACAACATTAACGATCTTGCACTCAGAAAAGAAGTAAAGGATGCTGCTTATCGAGTTCGTGATGATATGAGTAGTGGAAGACCAGCAGGTGAAAGCTACGCCGCACTGCTTCGGTCAACGCAAAAAGTCGAGATAGCCCAGCCAGGAGCGACGAAAAAGCTACTTGAAGATATCGGTGGCGTTCGATTATCTGAAGATGTTGGCAGCAAGGGCGTGGCTGCTATGACTGATGGAATGCTCAACTCTGAGAACTATCTCTCTGACAAAAACCTTGCAAACGCAGCATTAGACACAAGGACTGCAACCGATAAGTTCACCACGGCGCTCACTTCCGTTCAAGGCGTCATCAATACGGCGGCTGGCGATTTATTAGAAGGGTTAAGTGATATTGCCGATGTTGCCTCTAGTGTTGCTCAATCAACATCAAGCACACTGCAAAATAACAGCGCTCTTAGTACCGCAGCCATCGCTGCACAGGTGGGTGGTATGGGTTTAATTGGTGGTGGAGCTTTCAAGTTATTATCCAAGCGATTGGGCGGTGGGTTCTTTAGCAATATCGCCTCTAACGGACCAGGTAAATTAAGTGGCTTATTCGATACCCTCTTTAAAGGTGGTGGCGCAGCTTCTAGCGTGGCAGCCAATGCCACCACTAAGACACCATCGATGGCGTCATCAATCATTGGTAAAGGCGCATCTGCTCTAAAAGGGGCTGGCAAGTTTGTTCCCTTCATTGGCACTGGCTTACAAACATTATCGTTAGCCAGTAACGTTAATGCTGGCGACACTAAAAATGCATGGGGCGATGTTGGCTCGATGATTGGTGGGCTGGCTGGCGGTATCGGCGGTTCATTTGTTATGCCTGGCGTTGGTACAGCAGCAGGAAGTGTGGGAGGCGCGGTAGCTGGCGAAGAGATCGCAGAATGGCTGTACAGCTTCTTTAACGATGATGAGGTGGCAAAGGTTGAGTCACACGTGGATAGTGCATCTCAATCAGCCTTGCTAGCCAGTCAATCGACCTTGCCGACCATTGAAGTGAATTTCACGCCAAGCATTGTGATCCAAACTGAATCGAGCAATGTTGAGGCGATATCGGAAAGCTTAGTGATGGCCCTGAGAAATATGACACCTGAATTGCAACAGCAACTTCAAGATACGATGGGCGATTTATTTAACAACGGTGAATATATTGAGGCTTAACGCCACCAGCAAAATAATATTAAAACTGATGATTCAATATCAACATTAGCAATCTAATATTAATGCAAATTAATTATTGCCCACCAACAAAAAAGACCGAATTAATATCGGTCTTTTTATTTAATTGCATTTTATTTTGTTTTTATTCTGTTTTTATTCTTTTGTATTTACAGCAATATGCTCACCCTCTTTTAAATCTGCTCTCGAAACCGCATCAATACGATAGACCTGCTCACTGTCAAACGCTGCCACATGAGCCATTGCAGCCAGTTCATCGTCTAAGTGCAAGATAAACTGTAGAGATGGAATGAAATCACCAGATGCTGCGCTGTCTTCTGTAAAGCCAAATAATACCTCATCACTATCTGCGATTAATCGCTCGCTTATCATTTCATAATAAGGATTTAATTTTGGCGTATCGTCTATTGCTTCTTTTAATGGCTTAATCGGTATCGCTAATTGTGACGCTCTGCTTATTTGCTCTTGTAATTCCTTTTTACTTTGCTTGGATGAGTGTTCAAGAATGCTTTCCACTAAACCAAATTCTTTGGCTTCTTTCATTAATGAGCGAGGAATGCTTTTTAGTGCAACCACTGGCGAGCTTTTAAATTGATGCTCTTTGCTCATCGTGTCGCTACCTGCAATTTGGGTATTATCGACGCTAGCGGATTTTTTTCGGGATGAGCTTGGCAGTGCGTTAAATTGCTTTTCCGACATAGGCGAAACCGTACCACGGCATTTGTGGTGATTGGGTGGGTAGTAGATTTCCCAGAATGGATCGTCTTTAGGTTTTGCTACGTCATCAAGGTGACGACATAGCTCTGTTGTGCCTGCGTCCATCACGGACGAATAAACCAAGTATTGAACCAAATCATTATTCGCAACTTGAGTCCAGCGCCCTGAATTGTACGCAGTCATCATATTGTTGCGATAATGAAGCTCTAACCAGTATGGGTTTGCTTGTGCTATGCCAGCTTGCTCCATAAAGCCATCAAGCTTTTGTAAGGTTTCTGATTTGGATGCGCCATCTTCCAAGGCTTGCGTGTAGAGCTTTTTAACGCGGTTAATCGCTTCGCCACCTGAAACGTTAGCAATGGTAAAAGAGCGCAGCTTTACCGCCGCTTCTGTTTGGCGATACTCCCAACTGTCGGTCGGTATCATTGCCTTTAATGAATCAATCGCTTCTTGAAAAGGGATAGGCTCAACCGCGAGATAAATAGGTGCGCTACTTAGCTCAATATTTTCATCCACCGATTTGAGCACATGGTATTGACCAAGCAACCAACTCACCATCATTGAGGCAGTATACGTTTCAGAGAACGTGGTGATATCACGGCTTTTAATGGTGTCTAAATCAGATTTAAACGCCGCTTTAATGGCTTTTGAAAGTTCACTTGACGTAAAAAAAAGCGCCTTATCTTCAAGGCGCTTTAGTTTGGTTAAGTTGTCTTTTTCAAGCGCGGCAATGTCTTTTAAAGAATGCATAAATGCTCCGAGCCTTTTACATCAGACAGTTCGATTTTATCGACTGTACCGCTTGAGGTTACCTTGTCCACCAGCTCTTGATACTTCTCTTTATCAACGCTGATTTTAATTCTCCCTGGACGACCATTTAACTCAAAAATCCACTTAAATAGCGTCTTGTTCAAATGCTTAAACACCATCTTGGCATCTTTCATTGAGATACGCATGGCGGCGCGTTCGTGAACCTCACCGAGAGAACGAGAGCCATGACTTTGCGTGTTGGATGTCAGGGTTTGCCCTGTGATGGTTTTAGATATTTTCGTATCAATCGCTTTGACGATATCAAGTAGTTCTGTCACTTTGCCTGATACGGTCAACAGTTTGACATCAGTAACTCCAGCCAGCGCAACAGAACTCCCGTTTTCAATCGGCGCTAAGTTTTCAGCAACTTGATTTACTGTCCCTGGTCTGTTGCATTGGGGACAAGTGCCACCACAGACGGGATCGCGTATTTCTCACCAAGGCGTTCAATGTTGGCCCATGAAATCCACTTACTCTGCCAAATGGCCCATAGCGATTCGAGAACTGACTTTCCATAAGGGCGATCACTTGATTGGTCTCGAACGACACTGATAATTTTACCCATCGGTGGGGATTGCATTTGATAGGCATAGTTGGCGTAGAACACTGAGCCATCTTTTTTCAATCGAAACTGCTCTGGGCGTTTAGGCTCTGAGTTAACAGGGATGTATAACCCATCTCGCTTTTCCCAAAACAGCTCAATAGGCTGAAAGCCAAACTCAGTGGCTCTGAGCATCTGCTCCATGAGGTCATCGAGATCAAAATCATCAAGGATTTGTTTTGCAAAGGTCACATCAGCGTCATTGCCTGAAATAACAAAGGGGATTGTCATTGCGGTTGCGTGTCGCAGCTCAACATCTGAGGCGACCTCATCATCAAGCAGCATGGCTCTGATGGCTTGAAAGTAGTAGCTTGTTTGCGCTGAATCAACCTGCCCGAATTCATAAGGCAGAGGATGGTGGTTATCGATGGTATCGACGGGAAGATGCGCTACCAAACTTGTTAATGTGTGATTTTTCATCGTGGGCGCTCGCAGCTCCAATAAAACTTGAACCATTACCCTCTGAACTACTGCCAGCAATACCCAAGGCTGCATTCATTAGATTAATCGCATCGGTCTTGTACTCTTCATCAAGAAACTCGCTGATGCGTAATAGCTCATAGATTGCCATTGTGATCATCGCTTCGGTGATGATCTCTTTTTGGTCTGGTGTCAATAACTCGTTAGCTTTTGATTTTAAGTTGATATGAGAATACGCCCAGATAGCGGCTCGATTGCAAGCCACGTCCGCGTTATTTTCACTATTGCTGGTTAGGGAATTATAGATTTGATTATCAAGGGCGCGTGATACGCCCTCGATAGTGACCATTCCCTTTAATTGAGCTAAGGTCATCGCCATACGATTAACCAGCGACAGGTTTTAGCGCGTCATCTGACCAACAAATCACATTCACCACGACGGCTGGAAGAGGCTTAGATTGAATGTTCAAATCAATACCACTTGGCGCGTCTTTCTTGATAGGTTTGGTGAAGAACGGCAACGCTTGCAAGTTCGCATCCAAATCATCAATCGCGGCGTAATAGAAGTTATGGCCTGCGGCGATATCAATCATCACCATTTGATCGTCTGGTACGGTTTTCTGAACGGTTTTATTGCCTGCAATCACCGTCTCATATGAACCGTTTTCAAGCTCAACCACATAGCCGCCAATATTGACGTTCTTATCGCCAAAGGTCACGCTCAGTACGTTACTTTTCACGTTACTTTTCACGTTACTTGCTAGGTCGATAATCTTAGCAAATAGTGTCTTACCGCAAAGCGTCACGACATCATCGCCGTAGCCTTTATCTTGCAGCTTGGCATCCATTTCTTGCAATGCGCTAAACACATTAGCAATCGTAGCGTCAGGGCTAAGCAGGCTCTTTTCAAAGGTGTAACGAAGCGTTTGACCAAAATCCACATCGAACGTTTCAAGTGCGCCGTTTTCGCTCTTCATTGGGTAAGAAATCTTACCCGTTAACGCTTGAGCACAAAGCGCTTCGGTGGACTTTTCAATTTTACGCATCTTCGCAAACTGAACGATGTCCAAATACGATTGGATATTTTTCAGACCTTGCGTTTTGTAGTTGTTCAAGTTTGCCGCTGAAATCCAGTGAAGCACATCGAAGCCTTGAGGAATGATTTCAGTCAGTTCAATGCCTTCACCTGCATCACGAAACGGCGCTGTACCACGGCGAACAACAGGAATGTTAGACAGTGACTCTTTTAGTACCGACCAAGGGATTTTCGCAGATGGCCACATGATGGCTGCACCAAACACGCGCTTACGAATGCGCATTGGAACGGCTTTCTTTTGCTTGTAACGGTTTAGAATCTCGCCAAACTTATCAGCGCTTAACATACCGCGGACAATATCGTAAATATCCATAATAACTTCTCTTTTAAATGGGGTTTAAATGGCCTTTAAAGCAGGCCATTTGAATGCCTAGTTGTTTTCAATCTGAGGGTAATTAACCGTCAATAAGAACATCGAGTGATGACTGAATGCGCTTGTGGTCGCCTTTTTTGCTGAGCGTTGCCGTGATGGTGGCAGAGCCAACTTTCACTGCGGTTAATTCACCTGTCGCTTCATTCACGCGTAGCACTGTTGGATCGGATGTTTCAAACTTCACGCTTTGGTTGTGTGGGTTATACACATCCACAGGAAGCGCAATCGTTGAGCCAATCGCATCATTGGCATCAAGAAGATACTGCGCATCATCACAGTTAAAGCCGATGGTTAATGGCGCTGCATCTTGTTTGCTCACGTTCAGGTCAACGCTAGGCAGCGACCCATCAATCAATTCACTTTCAATGACATCAATTGATGGCTCTTTTGCGAGTGAAGCCAAGAACGATTGAGCATCACCGCCATGCTGATTGAGTGATGAAAGAAGATCGTATGATTCAGGTAATCGCTTTTTCATCTCAGCATCAAACTCTTCATCGCTCAGTTCGCGAGGTGGCATTGATTTCAGATTGCCTGCAATCGCTTGTTTAACCGCATCACCAAACAGCGCTTGCACGCTTGCTGAAAAAGTCGATTCTTTACCTAGCAGCTTGTTGTATTCACTGGCAATGCCACCAAGTGCCATTGAGCTTGCAATGACAAGCACAATGCTTTCTTCACAACCACTTCGATTAAGAAGAATGCGAGAGTGACCACCTAGGGAAATCACCGAATGCGATAAATCATCCAGCGCACCTGCAAAGGCGTTATCGAGTTGCGCGATACGTTGCTCGTTGTTCTTATCCATTACCAAGCCCCTTCAGACCAAAGACCATGTTGAGACAAAATGAAGTCTTGCGCGGCGCTTAACGCTGAGCCATCTGCAAGCGCGACACCTTGACGGATAAAGTCACCGGTTCTCAATACCGACACGGATTTATCACCAGGCATTTGAGTAACCGTCACAATACCGATCGCTTCTGTTGCTGTTGGCGCACTGCCATCCCAACGCGCCTTGACGCCTGTTGCATCGATGACCACAGCATGACCAGGCATTAAGCCACTTAATGAACCCACCACGATGATCTGGTGAATTTTGGGGCCAGATGAGATTGGCGCAACAATGCTAGAGCCATGGAGTAAACTTGCACTTACTGAACATTTCATGATCTGCTTCCTTATTACCAATCTTTAGAATCGAAAGCACCGCTCTTGCTTTGACCTTCATCAGCAAGGTTGATTTCTTCCAATAATTTATCAAGGTCGCCTGCCTTGGTTGCGTTTGAGGCTTTCTCTGGCATCTCTTTGAGCAACGCTTTTAGTTCATTGAACTTGTTGCTATCGCCAGAAGCGCACAGCTCAACTGCGCTCACACCATCAATCATGGTCTTGATGGATTTACGCATTCCATCCGTCATTTCACGAGAGTCTGACAGCTCTGTTAGCTGCTGGCGGCGATCGCCTGCCATGCTTTCTTGAAGAGCTTTCACTTCTTCTGATGGGCCTTTGTCATCAGTCACCGTTGTTTTATCACCATCAGATTTATCTTCTGGTTTAGTGACAGGCGGCACGACAGGTTTACCATCTTTATCAAGAACACCTGCCGCAGTCAGGCGCTCATCCACGACTTCTTTCATTGCTGCTTTCATTGCCGCCAGTTGTTTTTCATTCATATCAAGATTCTCATCGTTGTTGCCGACTTCGGCAGATAAATAAATACAATGATCATTAAAATCGGAATCACTGAGATTAATGACATCTAATGTTTTGGTGTCTGCGGCTGGCGGTAATTGACCGAGCACCGCAAGGTGGTGCATGTACCACTCACCATCTTGCTCAGGGACAGGGTGAATACCTGCGCTAAAGCCTTCGAACTCGCCTTTGTCTTCACGCGCTTCTAACTCTTGCGTGTAGTTCACCTCACCAAACAAGCCCGTTTTGGTCACGCCGTTCTCGACGTATTCTTCCGTTCTTAGGTTGGCAACACGCCCTAGAGCAGAGGTTTGGTCAGCACCTTTTGCGGGATGACCCGGTGTGACTGGTGGCCTTGAGTCAGGCTTGTAGTTTTTAACCACTGATTCCAATTGGGCTTTCGTGACGGGTTGACCGTTTTTTTGAATGCCTGTTGCCACAATTCTTAGCTTACGTACTCGCATGTTTACCCCTTAGAACGAAACGGTGATGCCGTATTCACCTGGACTGCCGTCTGGGTACATTACGCCGTTAACAAAATCGACCATGAAGATACGACCGCTAGTGTTTAAGATCTCAATGAACGAGACTGCAATTTGCGCGGTGTACGGTGAACCATCATCGCTGTATCCAGGCACAGGTGGGTTTTTCACATAGCCATGAATACGAGTGACCGCTTGGTCAATGATGCGCGTTCCTGAGCTTGCATCGAGCATACGGATTTGCGCCGTCATACGAAGCTTCACAAAACCATCGTTTTTATTGAGCTGAACCACATCACCATTGGCAATCGAAGAGAACTCAACCGATGCCGTCGCAGGCTCGTATTTGCCCGTTGGGATCTCCATATTGCCGACCCCACCCATGCCACCGACAGACATCATCTTCTTGGTCATTTCACAAGCTACAGACTTCACACGACCCACATAGTGAGTCTCGTTAATGAAGACCATAGGGTTGCGCATAATTACACTGGTTTCTGCCATGAGTTAATTACCCTGAAATTAGTTGGTTAAAGGCAGTTTCTAAGCCTTCCACATACACCACGGCGGCGTACTCAATGGTTTGCATTGGCACAGGTGGCGTCGCTTTATAGCGGTACTTGATTTTGCCCTTCATGATTTCAGAAAGAGGGTTATCTTCTTTCTCAATTGAAATCGAGCTGTATACCAAGGCCGTCCCATTTTTACTTAGCAAGTAATCGTTCACGGTGTCGCGCACACGACCAGCGGTTGTGTTGGCGATATCGGTTGGCGACGTGAACATTGGGAAATCTAAGAACTGACGAGAAGCATCCTCGATACTCTCCTCGATGATATCCATCGTTCTGCGCCATGAGAGAAAGTTCAGTGCGTCCATAGTGGTTGGGTACGACGTGGTGTAGTTACCAAAGTTCTTCCAGCCGCCGTGATTCATCAGCGTGGCAATGCCATTCGCATTTAAGCGGTTCACTTCACTGGTTGGATCGTTTGGTACGTACTCCAGCTCAATAGACGGGCCAATCACATCAGGCATCACGTAGTTAGACGGAGAGCACCAAAAACCCGTTTGAGAGACAATCGCTTGAGAGGTTAGATTGCGGTCAACTTGAGCAATCAGTCCAGCCATGCCAGGCGAGTACCAATCAACAACCGTCGCACCCTCTTCATTAAGCACTTTAGGGCGAGGCCAAACACTGTATAAACGCTTGTCAGTGAACTGACCTTTATAAGCAATCGCTTCATCAACCGTTGATATCGTCTCTGGCATGTCTGAAATCCAAACACCGCGAATGGTCGAGATAGCCGATACTGCTAAACCTGCTGCGCCTGGTTTATGTAAGATGCCTGGTGCGATATTAATTTTTGGAAAGAAGCCAAATCGCTGCTTTGCTTTACGCATCATCGGTAACGCTTTCATAAAGGCTGCAAGCAGTTTGTCATCTTGTTCTTTGAGCGTTAACTCGTAGGTTAAGACCATACCTGCAACCGCATCACTCGCCATTAACTTTGCCGTTACCGTCGTCGTGCCTTCTTTCAATGGCGAGATAACACCACTGGCTGAATCCACAAGAGCCACGGTTTCATCTTCAATTGACCAGACCACAGTCAGATTGTGCGGATTGGTCAAAGAGACAGGTAATGTGTCCATGCCAATGCAAGCCACGGCATCTGAGCTTGATAACAATGCGCCAGATGATTCAAGCGAAGCATCAGGGTTTGTTTGCGCCACCGTTAGGGTGTACGTGTGCGTTTCTGTTGCAGGTGATGGCGATTTTGCATTGCGACCTTTTGCTGGTTGTTCACCCTCACTGGCTTCTGCGACCTCTGCCGCTTCACTAGGAAGCGTGACCGTAGCCGTGATAATCGTTGAGCCTTGGGTCAGTGGCGTTACCACGCCTGTTGATGCATCAACCGTTGCAACTGCCGCCGCACTACTGGAATAGGCAATAGTCAACGCTTTAGGGTTGAATGTTTTAACAGGTGATACCGCGCCATCATCAATATAAGCCGATGCGGTAGAGGTACTGAACGTCACACCTGTTGTTTCAGGCACAACGACCTCTGGGAAGTCAGACGCTTTCCCAAGTGGAAATGAAATAATAGAGTTGCTAGGCACGTAACGATGAATGCGAGTGATCGCATCAAGAAGCGAACCTTTACCAAAGACCTTTTGAGCGTCTTCAAGTTTGGTGGTGTGGTACATCTCCATCGGCGTAGCAAGTTCAGATGTACCGAATACACCAATTACTGAAGATGAAACTTCAATAACCGATAACGGCCCACTTAGTTGCTCGATGGTTCTGATACCGTGTATGAGTTCAGACATTGAATTGCCCCCTTAATAAAGTAGGGACAATTATCTATGCCAGTTGGAAGGTGCATTTCCAACTGGCGTAGATGTGCGTGGTGGAATATTGCTTTAGCGAGAGATGAGGAACACGGTGTGAGGACAAATTATTGATTAGCGAATGTCTCAACAATCACTTCACCCGTATCAACAATTTCATAGACCGCTTTGATGGCAATAATACCGTCTTTTAGTGAAGATGAAACCACTTCGAGCGAATCCACCGAAACGCGAGGCTCGTACTTTTTCACCGATTCCGCTATCGACACAATCAGTCGTTGCCATTCCCATTGCGGCTTATCAATGTAGGATAATGCATCTGCGCCATAGTCGGGCAAATAGATCCGCTCACCTTTACCCGTGAAAATAATCAAGAACAAAGATTGCTTGATATCGTCCTTTAAAGTGGCGTTTCGACCTGAGCCGTAAAGTATCGTCGAGTAAATCATATCACACCTGTTTTAAATCGTTTTAAAGCCACTGCTAAATGTTTTAAATAAACTTTGTCGATAAATGACACCAAATAAAAACAAAGACGCTTAGCTGTGCGCACAGTGCGTTTAAATGGTGCATTTAAAATCACCCTAAAACATCCGAGGTTGGGCGATTCTCCGCATCCATGTGATTGTGCGTATCAACTGAGATTTTAACGCCATTAATCGTGGCATTACCCAGTACGCCCATGCCGTTTTGCATCGTGGCTGATGCGCCGGCTACAGGGCCACCGTAGCCAGCCGCGCCGACCGTCCCCATAAAGTTAGCCGTTTGCATACCATTCACCGCGCCTAAGATAGTCAGAGTATCAGCAAGGTTCGTCGCTTTGGTCACATCAAGCGTCTTGGTAATAGACACAGCACCATCTATAAACACATCAGAGATGATGATGGTTTTTGTTGGGCCAACCTGTATCGAGGGTGTGCCTCCTTTGATTTTTAACACACCTGTTTGTGTGGCTTGGTCATACTCCAGTAACGTGCCATCAATGAACTGCACCCCAAACTTATTCGGGTTATCGGTGTAAGGCTTATCTTTGATATTGTTCAACGCACCCAACACAAAGCCTTGATTTAAACTACCCCAGGGAAGAAAGAGACAAAGCACCTGCTCATCCACTTGCAAATTAAAACTGGTTTTAACGCCCTTTGAACGTCCCGTCAAAACGGGCAACCAGTCTGAGTTTGGGATGCCTTTTGATGGAAAGCGCACCTTGACGCGGTGCAGCTCGCTATCCACCTCTGCAACATTGGCAACAGAAAGGATGCGCTCAAAGCGAGAGAACACATCATTCATCTTCTTTTGCAGTGACTTAATGCTTGCAATCATGCCGCCCCCAATACCCATGGTCTTTTAGGAAATAACGCGTCCGCAATGGCTTGTCTAAGAATACGACCACGCGCACCACCACCTAGACGAGAAAGTTTTTGCGCGGCGCTTCTCACCACTTCACGTATTGGCGTTGCACCACCGATAAAGGATGAACCACCAAAGCCACTGATACACATCTCCAACGCATCGGGTAAGTCATCGTGTCCACGAGGGAATTCAAGTAATTGCTGCTTCAATAAGGTTTGAGATTCTAAGAACTGAATGCCGCCGTTCTCCACCTCAGAAGAGAGCGATTTAATGCGCATCTCTTTATTGCCACCTTTAAAGCCACGAATAGGCAAGCGAACATTGCGAGACTTGGCATAGCGTAAGACCTCTTTTTTGTAGATCTTCTGAAATGCCACATCTTCAAACTCAATGAAGGTCGGGTGATATTTCATATAGATATCGACAATGCGCCTTGCAAACTGCAAGTCAGACTCTTTCCAACCATTACAAAAGAGCACATGGTCAACCATGGTGATGCGATTTCGCGCTACAACGGCAATCGCTGAGTAATCGCCTTTCATTAGACCTGTCGCGGAATCCACCGCCATGCCGATATCGCAATCACGCAAATCAAGATCATGCAGCTTGTAGTGATGCAGCCACTCGCTCTTAAAGTCCGCTTCATCGTCGGATATTGGGCGGTTCATCCATTCTGTCCACCACGCCGCGCCCACGGTCATTCGTTTGTGCTCTAGATCTTGCAGTGACCATCGAGTCGGAAACAAAGGGCGGCCGCTTGGCGTGATAGCAGAAAAGCGAAAGCCTACCCAATTGGGCAGAACACCAGCTTCAATACGTTTCAGTAAGCGAGAGGGTAAATCATCTGGATGCAAGATTGTGTTGGCAACAATGGTTAATGCGCCTTTACCCAAGTTAAGCACCACACGGTTAAACCATTTCTCTGCCTTGTTACGAAGGCGTGGGTTATCTACCTCTGTATCGAGCAGCAAGTCATCACAGATAATGTGCGTTGGACGCTGGTACTTGTTTTTTATACCACGAAGCGGTTGGTCACGGCCTACACACGCAATCGCAGAGCCGTTAGGCAATAGGATTTTACGTTGCGCCCATTTATTGCCGTGTACCTTTTGAATACCGTAATCATTGATAAGAAGATCGTTATCTTCCAAATCTTGTTTGACCGCATCCATCATATCTTCGGCACTGGTCGAGCTTGCGCCACATATCACGATAAAGGATTTAGGATAGTTCAAGGCTAACCACAACGGCATCGCCTGAGTGTTTCGGGTGGTCTTACCGTGGTCACGCGGTTCAATATCAAGCACACCCTCATATTTGCCAGAGATAGGTTGAACAATAAAGCCATGGTCGATGGGGTCGATTAGCTCTTTGAGTGTGAATTCATCCTTGGGGCTTAACATGCGATCGGAAGCTAGGCGTGTTAACGCCAATTGATATTCTGAAAAATCCAGAGAGAACGCTTCTGACATGTACGTCTTACAAAAATACGCAAAGTTAGACTTGGCCTTTTTGCGACGGCGTAGGCGTGCGCGTTCCTCGCGCACTTCTTCTTTGCTTAATTGCTGAGACGCTCTTTGGCTTTTGATGGCTTGCTTCTTTTCATCGATTGCCAGCTCTGTGTCTGTCTTGATGTTTTCTAAGTCAGCGATTGACGTATCACCAAAGAGATCGAATTCATCACTCATCATTAACCCCGTTTTGAATTCTCGACTTTCATCTCTTGCACGATGGTGACGAGTTTAAGTAGCAATTCGGGATCTTTTTCTTTGAGCAACACTCGAAGTGATTTCTCGATCTTATCCTTAGCCGCATCCACGCCTTTATTAAATTCGACGCGAAGGCGTGACAAGTTCACTTGTGAATCCGCCAAACGTGCAACTAGGTTTGCGAGCTTAGTTGGGTCTTCAAACTTATAAGCGCTGAAGTCTAAATCACGCAATGCGTTGAATACGTTGCGCTGCATGATTTGCAAGTTGATTTCAGATACGTCCGTATTTGGACTGTTACGAAACTCTTTTAAAAAGGCGTCCGCGTGCTCTTGTACAAGTCGCTGCTCTTTGATGAGTTCTTCATTGGTGCGAATGACTCGATACACGCCCGTTCTCGATACGTCATAGCCCTCATCTTGCAGTGTCTTAGCGATGTCGGTCAGTGTGACGTGTTCATTGACATACATTGCAATCACTCGCTCAAGCAAGCCCTGCATTTCAATCTTTGATTTATTTGCCATGGAATCCTCAACAGCATGGGTTTTCTAGGATTTCATCGTAACCAGTTGCTTATAAAGTCATTTCCAATTGGCAGGGATAGAACGTAATAAATGAGACAGTGTAAACCTCGTTTTAAAAGGGGTTTAAAACCGCATGAAAGTATTTTTAGACGCATTGGAGAAAACACAAAGGACGGTGAATTCGCTCCCTGAGCAATTGGCCCCGTTTGGGCTTCAGTGTGTTCGAGACAACATGAAGCATGGGAAATTTAAACCCAACTCGACACTGACCAAGAACACGAAAAACGCAGGCGCAAAACCGTTATTTGATTCAGGGGAAACGTATGCCTCACTCACGTACACCGCAGACGATGACGGATACCGAGTGGGAACCAATCGACCTCATGCCACCTTAATCAATGACGGTGGTGTTATCAAAGCGAAGAAATCACGCCAGCTTGCGATCCCAATTAACAAGCAAGTGAAAAAGCGTACCGAGGTGTACGGCGTGAGAAAGACCATTGCTTGGCTTGAAAGCCAAGGTTGGAAAATCTTTTATCGGCCTCACTCGATCATGGGTCGCGCTCCATTAGGGGCGAAAGCCTTTGGTAAGAAAGTTCAAACCAAGAGCAACAAGAACAGCAAGAAGAAACAAACGGGCGTGTTTTACGTCCTGTATATCCGCACACCCAAGGTAACAGTACCCAAGCGTGAATACATGTACCTAAGTGAAGCGCAACAAAAAGAACAAGCGCAAATGGCGCAAACGCTACTAGAGAGAGCATTGACATGAACGAGCTGACGATTGCCCCAATCAAGGCGATTGACGCATTAAAGCACTGCATTGAAAAACGCCTTGGGCTTGAAGCGGTGGTTGAACCCTCCAATGCGGTATCTCGCGCAGAAGTGCGCGTCATGCTAACTGGAACGCAAAAGCTCACGCGGCTTGATGCCACTCATCAAGCTACGTTCGTGCCTTATGAAGCGCTTGTTGATGTCACGATATCGCTTCGCGTCTCAGGTGGAAACACGCAGCACAGCATTAGCTCGCAAGCCCTTGCGTACAACCTTGAGTTATCCGAATACCTAGAGCATGACCTGATTGTGTTAGAGGGCATAGGGCAAACCTTGCAAAACCCTAGGGCGGTCAGTGAGCGCAGTATCGATGACAGCTTGGTGATTGTTGGTGATGGCGAACTGACACAGGTCAAGTTCATGAATGCAGGGTTCTCATCGACTAAATCCGATGATGACTATGAAAGCCGTGATGAATTGTTCGTCTATCGGATTGATTACACCGCCAAGTTAATGCTGACCTTGCACCGACGATTCTACAACCCACCGATGCAGCAAGTCACTGCGCTCAATGAAACCTATAACGAAGAGATGGTAATAACCGATGAAGAATAGCAACCACACCCAATGGGGTGCATTTGGTGATGTGTCGTTTAAAGGACACTTCACCCCAAACAGTGTTAATCGTACTCGCCAGTTTGCACTGAAAGCGCAAGATGTCGTGAATGGCTATCCCATGCATCAGTTCTTTGGTGAGAAAGAACAAACTGCCTCGTTGACCATGGAGTTAAACAATGCGTTTGTTGATATCACCAAGGCCACCAAGACCTTAGAGCGCATGGCGGAAAAAGGGATTCCGCGCATGTTGGTGATTGGTCAAAAGATTTACGGCAACTTTGGGATCAAGTCCATCAGTGAAAGCAAGATGCAAACTACCCCTAGCGGCGTTATCACCAGCATTGAATACAAAGTGGATATTGTAGAGGTTCGATGATGAACGTACTCATTGCATTGCAAGGGGAATCCTGGGAACAACTGGGCTTGCGAGCTTATCAGCAAAGCACTGAGTCGCTTGTTATGGGCCTACGCAACGCCAATCGTGATATCGCAAGGGCAATGAATGGGTTCGTCTTCTTAGGGGGCGAGCGCATTGTCATCCCAACCATCACGCAATCTAAAAAGATCACCATTGAGGTTGCGCCATGGGAGAGATGATCGCCACTAAAGCCCTTGGCGTTATTCAGCCTCGCGCACAACTGACGTGGGCAGGGCGTGATGTTTCCCAAACGTTAAGCCCTTTTGTGAAGTCATTGAGCTACACCGACATCATCGAAAGTGACAGTACGGGCACAGATATGTTGTCGCTTACCCTGGTCAACAAGGACGGCATTTTTAATGAAGATTGGTTTCCCCAAGAGGGGGATGAGCTTAAACCAGGCATTAGCTGGAAAGATGATCAAGGTAATGAATATCAATGGCTCTTTGGCAAATTCACGATAGATGAAGTGACGTTCAAACTCTCCCCCGATGAAGTCACGATTGGGGCCAGCGCAAAACCCATCGAGCGCGGAAAGCTGGAGAACGTCCAGAGCAAGAAGTTTGAGAACATCACCTTCACGGCATTGATGAAACAACTCGCCAGCGAGTGTGGCCTTGGCTACGTGCAAGGCATCGTGAGTAATGACTTCCTCTTTGAAAGCACACAGCAACGAAACGAGAGCGCACAAGCCTATATCGACAGGTTGGTGAATGAGACCAATATCCCCGTGTCGATTAAAAGCAACAAGCTGGTTGTGGGTGAGTTTGAAGACAGCGTGCTTGAGATTGATTTACGCAATCGAGATGTCATCACTAACGCCGTATTGCCCATGTCTAAGCGCGGCACATTCAGCGCGGTAGAGATTGAGTATTACGATCAGCTTTCTCAAGAGACCGTGGTCTATCGCGCAGGCGATGCCAGCCTAAGCGGTGACAAAGTGAAGAAGCTTTACAACATCAGCAACATCAACTCGATTGATGCAGCAAGACAATACGCTGAGTCCTACTTGCAAGATGGGGATAAAAAGCAAAGCATCAGGCAAAACGCCAGTGGGCGCTTGAACCTCATTAATACCGTTGCGCGAGCAGGTCAAACCATCCGCCTGTTAAACAGCGGAAAGATAGCCAACCAATGGAAAGCCACTACCGTGAATACGTCCATCACTGGCGACCGTTGGAGTACCAATATTCAAATGAAGAGAGCAGGATCATGAGTTTACAACACGTTCGTTTTCCCGACATTCCAGAGCCTTCCATACTCGATGTCAATTATGACGCCGATTTGCGACGCCTGAAAGAAGCGTATCAAGCGCGTACTGGTCACTATCCTGGCATAAGCGATCCTGAAACCGTGACGCTTGAGCAGCTTGCTTATGAGAAAAGCGAACTCAAAGAGATGATAAACGAAGAGGGAAAACAGAACCTCTTACCGTTTGCCGTAGGCGCTCGCCTCGATAACCTGGGCTTACTGACCGAAACCGAGCGACTACCAGCCTCATCCGCGCTCACCACCATTCAGTTTGTGATGAAACCTCACACGGGCTTTGTCATCCACAAAGGCTTTGAAATGATGGCGATTGATGGTCAAACCGTGTTTGTGGCAATGGTCGATACGGCGATTGCACCAGAAGACACCGAAAAAGCGATCGGCTTTCAATGTCAAACACCAGGCGTTGTGGGGAATAACTTTGCACCAGGCCAAATCGCTCAGATGGTCAAACCGCTTGAGTTCGTCGCCAGTGCCTAGAATATCGAAACCTCTAACGGTGGCGCAGAGATTGAAGATAATGCGGCGTTTGCTTATCGCATCTACCTATCACCCTCTAAGTTCAGTACATGCGGCCCTTATGATGCCTATGAGTTCTTTGCGCTTTCGGCTAACTCATCCATTAAAAGTGTGTCCGTCACCAACCCATCGCCTAACCGCATAAATATCAGCGCGATTTTGGAGGGGGGAAGCCTGCCAAACAAAGCAATTAAAGATCAAATCAAAGCGCAATGCTCTGGCGAGAAGCGCGTCCCGATGGGCGACTTGGTTGACGTTATTGATGTCATCGATGTGACCGCAACCGCCAGTTACAAACTGCACATCTATGCGGACTACACCGCATTAGCAGACCAAATCAAAACCGCAGCCCAAACGAGCATTCAAGCGACCATCAACGCTTGGAAAACTCAGCATGGGCGCGACATTGTACCTGCGGCATTAAGTAGCCTTGCTCAACGTATGGAAGGAGTTTATTTCGTCGAAACGGAAATGCGTGATTCAGAAGATGAACTCATCACTACCACCAAGCAATTGAGCAAGGCAAAAAGGCCCATTATTACCATCAAAGACTTTACGTTTGTGATCAGCAATGAACAGTCGCAAGTCAATGAAACCTTTAAATAACCACCCTAAGCACCGCTTAGTTTTATTAGGAAACACTCTTATGAGTATGGAACTCAAACCTATCTCTTTACTAGGGGCCTCTATCACCTCAGCCATTACCAGCTTCACGGTGGTGGAAGTGGGACAGATGATCGCCATTATCATCAGTATTGCGACTGGTATTGCCGCCTTTCGTTACTACTGGCTGTCGGGCCACACCGCAAAACTGACCAACGAAAAACTAAAACGTGAAAGTGGAGAGCTGTAAATGCTAGCGAAAAAAATACTGACCACCACTACTTGCTCAGTGGCGCTGATATTGAGCGTGGTCTTTGGTATCGACAACCAACTCAAAACCAGCGAACCAGGATTAGCCCACGTTGCTAACTTAGAAGGGTGTCGAAGCCAAGCCTACCAATGCAGCGCAAACACCTGGACAACAGGCATCGGTCACACAAGCGGAGTTAAGGAGGGTGAAACCGTAACCAATCAAGAGATAGCGAACAACTTTGTTTCTGACATTGCTCATGCAGAGCGAGTGGTCAATGCAAGCCTGACTAAGCCTGTGACGCAATCTCAATATGATGTCATGGTGAGCTTTGTCTTTAACTTGGGTGAAGGCAACTTTAAACAATCCACCATGCTCAAGCTTTTTAACCAAGGCAAGCCAGCCCAAGCCTGTGAGCAGTTAATGCGGTGGGTTTATGTCAGCGGTAAGAACTGTAACGATCCAAAGAGTAACTGCAAAGGCATTGTCACCAGACGACAAATCGAGCGCGACGCTTGTCTCAATGGGTGGACTCAATGAACATCATCAAAGGCGTAGGGATTGGCTTGCTTTTGCTTAGTATCGTAACCAGTTGGTTTTTGTATCAAGAGCTTGAGGATGCTATCCAAACCAATCAAAGCCTCACGAACAATTTACACCAAGCCGTGGATGCGCAGCGCTCACTCAATGCCACCATTGCCCTATTGAAAGAGAGTAAGAAACAAGCCCAGATTGCCGCCGATAGCCTGGCTCAAAAGCTATCGAGCATTGATGCGACGAAAGAGCGCGTGGTCATTCAAGTTAGAGAGAAGATCAAATATGAAAATTGTTACTCTGTGCCTATTCCTGCTACTGATGGTTGGCTGTACCAGTAAGCCGATGGTCGTCACTGAATATGTGATTCATGAAAAAGTGCCGCCATCGGCGTATCTCACCGAGTGCGAACTTCCATTCAACGCGCCCCCTAAAACCTATGGGGAAGCAGTCGAACGCGATCAAGTTTGGCTGTGCGCCTTTGAAGCGTGTGCGCTTAAAGTGGCAGAGATAAGAGGCTTTTATAACATTGAGAGCCAAGGCAAGCGGCTGTGTACCGACGTAAAAAAGGCGACCGTATCGTCGCCTTCTGTCTCACCCAAATAAATCTAACTGCTCTTCGTCCTTTGCCCTGAACTCAGGGCCTTTGTCTCTCACGAAGATAAACCAGGTATTCAATCTCATTGAGTAAAAATGATTGTCCTTGGCATAGTTGCGCTGAGTTCGTTTGCAGCAGTTAAACGCATCCTTCACTCTAACCAAACGGATTGGATTCTGACGCATAGTAGTTCCCCTTTAACCAAAAATAGTGCGCTATCTCTTTGGGTGTATACCAGTTACGCCCAACCCCTAAATCACACTTTATGATCGCAATGTCCGCAGGCGTCATCACCTCATAAAGTGTTTGTGCTGCAATGCGATTGTCTGGGTACATCTCCAGTAGCAACGCTTCCACCTCTTCTTCGCTGGTTGGATTAAGCAGCTCGTATTGTGGGTCAATTCTAAACTTACGTGCATGTGCCATTATCGACCTCCCTCAATCCAACGCTCTAATCCTGTAATGACATCGCTAATGGTGGTGCGAGTAAGCCACTTGGCGCGTTCAACTTTAACCGTTCTCATCACAAAGGCATCAAGAGCTTCATCATCAAGCCCTGTCCAGCCTCGTGCCTTGGCTAATGCGGCTAACTTGGCCCATTGTAAGCCTGTTGGCTGTGTTGAGGTTTCGCCCCCTAAGCGCGGCGTATAGCGCGTTAACCAACCCTCACGAGTCAGGCGGTCAACCAACTGCTTGAGTTCAGTATCACTCATCTCTTTACAGCTTAGTTTTCCACCCGTAGCAAGCGATAAGTAATTGCGGTACTCATCGTCATCAAAATAGCCCATGCGCTCTGTGAGTAACGCTTTTATGCCCTTATGCACTAAGCCATAAAGAGCAGGACGATTCACTTTGTTTAGTTGTGGTTGCTTCATGTTACGCTCCGACTTCAATAGGTAAAGTGAACGATGGGCCAAGCCAAGGCTTATTTGACACTCGAAGAATGAGCGCCGCAAAGAACTGGCTTTTTTCACGAGGGCTAAACCCTGCATCACTTCGTAGTTGGTTAAACAGCGCATCAATATCAGGTTCAACAATCAAGTTGTAATCGACACAGCCTTGCGCTTTAGCGCGGGCTTTTGATTCTCTGGTTCGTTGCGCAGGTGGTTTAGGATTGAGAACGGGAGGTCGTCCCAATCGCACTGCTTTTATCGTCATGGTCTTTTTCGTTACCCATTAACATTTAATTTAGGGTGACTATATCAAAGTCGAAAAATGCGCCAGAGAAAAAAATAAACACAAAAAAAGCCGCTGGAATGCGGCTTTGGTGGGGTGGTTATGTTCAGATGGAAATCAACGTTAACCCTTCCAGTTTCTTGTACTGACTGCAAAGAACTGAGCCTTTGCTAAAGTCAGGTATCCAGTAGCTATGCTTTTCATGCAGATTAGGATAAAGCTGTTTGCTTTGTCGTTTCCCAAGGGCTTTTTCTACTTTTTTAATTTCAGCCGCAGTGTAAATGGACTTTTGGCACAGTTTAAATACGTCTTTAAAGATGCTTGAAACTTCGTTTTCTTTACCATCAATTGCATCGGTAAACCAAGAACCTTTAAATTCATCGTTGATATAAACACGAAGCGCCAACTTGCTTTCTTTGATGCGGATACGTTGAACAGTCAACTCAAAGCCTTTGTATTCAAAGCGAACGTTGACATGCATTTCACTTAGCGCTTGCTCGATTTCTTTCCACTGTTGTTTGGTGATGTTACTCATGAGCCGTTGCCTCACTCAATGGTTTCAAAAGCTTTTGATAAATAGCTGAGACATACTTCGCTTGATGAATCGCATCCGCTAGAGCATCGTGCTTAACTCCCTCAAATGGCATGTCACGCTTAGGGTCAAAACCAATCTCACGCCCAAGACGCACGATAGTACGAACATCCATGTCGTTATAAAAATGCCAAGGCTCACCAATGGTCGTGCATTTTTTGAATGCGTTTCTAAGAATGACATTATCGAATGCAGCGCCATTTCCCCAAACCTTACAGCTCTCATTCGTCTCTTTAATGAATGTTCTGAAATTAAGCAAAACACGATGAATGCCTTCTGACTTTGAGTTTGGATAAAACTTGCTACGTGCTTCATCTGATTGTTGCATCCACCACATAACGGTTGATGCATCCATATCAAAACCAGCGTTTACAGCGGATTGTAAATTGATTTGCTGGTGAAAAGTGTTACCGATTTCGCCAGTTTCAATATTGAAAAAGCAAGCACCGACAGAAATAATGGCTGCATTAGAACCATTACCCATTGTTTCAATATCTAGCATTAAATCTTTCATGTTATTCAACCTTATTCCAATCACGAATTACTGACCATAAAGCTCTAGGCCAAAGCATTAATATTAAAAATAACCATGGTATCCCTTTGACCGAAGTTAGATTTTGATAAATAGCACCTCGATTTTGTGCGCGATAAATTGACCAAGGCATTAAAATCAAAGAGCCAAAGCAGAACCAGAAAACAAACAAATCAAAAAGATGATGAATCACTGGTACTGAAATGGAGAACGTTAATGTTGTGTACTCCATATTAGCCAGCCTTAGATTGGACGTAACAAGCAGGACACTTATCCACGCCGTCGTTATCAATTTCCCAACCGTGTATCTCTTCAAGTTGATAGAACTCAGTTTCAGCAGAGCGAAAACAAACCGCGATGAGTTCAATCTCACTAGTACACCCTTTGGTGTCGCATTTGACTGTTACTACAATAGCCATGGTTAACCTTCCAATTTCGCTTCTTTAATCGCTTCACGACGACCAGAACGCAAGTAGCGCATTGCCATTCGACGACGATTAGAAGGCCATTTACGCAGCACATTCTTGATTTTCTTTGTAGTGAGCGGCAACACAAGCGATACATAACCCTCACTATTCAAATAGTCAGATAGGTATGACTTAATGTGTTTTTTAGCATTGCATTGAGGGCAAGGGATATCACCACCTGAATCTAAATAATGATCGCCATGTTCATCAGTACCACCGCTATCCATATCCCATAGATAACCATCGATACAGGTAGAGTCGAGGTAATGAGCACCAAACTCATACCCTTTGTAATCACAGCCCAGTGTATTCTTAGTCATGTTGATCTCCTGATTGAGATAGATGTTCTTCGATGGCAAACATTGCCGAGGCTAAATTGTCTAATGCATTATCACGCTGGCTTTGCGAGGCATGGCCTGCACGTATAGTGCAGACCGCGTGACCAATAATGCTTTTGACTTCTACAAGTAATTGGTCACGATCCATTATGCTAATCTCGCATCTTCAAACTTAATTAAACGTCGAGAGGTTGAGCTTTTAGGCTCACCATGCACAAGAACGCGATAGGTAGCTGGGTCATATTCTGAAACGCCTGTAATCACGCCTATATCAAGTTGAGTGCCTATCTCATATGGTGGTGCAATGTCGTTACTATTCGCCCACTCATCAATGTGTGCTTTAAGGGCTGAGTTGACATACCCACAAACGTTTTCTAGCTTGCCAACAAAGTCGTAATTAACTTTCCAATAATCGCCTTCAAAACCTTTAGCTAGTTCATATTCATCACACCCATCGTCCCAATGACGGAGTAGCGAATCGATAAGATTTTTTTATCACACTCAGAAAAGTCGCAATTTCTTTCTGCAAATAAATCCTCTACCGCTTGCTTGATAACAATCTCTTTAACGTCGTCGTTATCCACATCAGGGCGTTCTGGAACAATCGAACCGTCTTTATTGAATAATGTAATCATTTCACTAACTCCAAATGATCAACATCCAAACCGCCAGGCTTACCTGTTACGCTAATCACAACGCAGCCACATACCATCCACGGCTCACTTCTGACTTCTCCTTCATGGAACGTGCTTTTATCGCGTAGTAGTGGGAAGTATTTCACCTTCGAGCCTACTGGAAATGCTTTTGCTGCCTCTTCAACTGTCCAAGTTTTCATAGTCATCACCTTTATTCGAAGTTGGCATTGTTGGTTAGAAAGATGTATTCAGCCTTGACGTTATGAACACAGCATTGTTTGAACTTGAAGCCTGAGCCACAGCTACATGGTTGATTGCGGTACTTGGCTTTTAACACTTCACGTAAGAGCTTTATCTTCTCTTCACGGGTTTCAAATTTCGGTTCTTCATGTTTGGTCATCATTATTTCTTCCTTAAATTCAGGCAAAGCGAACCCGTAGCAGGGCGTGTGACACCTTGCCTGAATGGTATTTAAATAAGGTTTAAATCAGTTTTAAAGCGCAGCTAAATCAAGTGGGATATTAACAATCTTCCCTTCAGCATTGCGCTGAGCAAAGCGTACATAAGGCTTTGTCGATGACACCATGATGGAATCAGCAATGGCTTTCATGGCTTCATTCCAACGGTCATCTTTAATTTCAATACGGCGCAATGAAAGAATACGACCTGTATTTAAATTACCTTCTTTATCCAC